ACATCAGCATTGAGTACGGACATACCACATACATGATGAGAGATTGATGATAGTCAAAAAGAGAGGCGATAGATATGACAATGAGCGACCATCAAGACAGTGAGAACTTTAGTTATACCCGTAGTTGGGATGACATTGAGACTATGCTATACGAAGCAGAAAGACAGGAGAACCACCACTTTATGCAGTTGAAGCGAAGGGATATTTCAAAGAAAAACCGAGTGTTTCACATGCGTAAGTGGAAGGGATTACAAGGTGTAATCGCTGGACTGCGCTGGGTCTTAGGTGATAAGAATGTATCACGCGCTGAGGTCTTAGGGAAAGTGGATTGACCGCTTTATATGCATCTCCAACACCACCATGAATGGTGGAACAAATGGAAGATGAATACCCCGAAGATTTTGAAGAAACGAAAGAATACCAATTGACAGTAGCCATAGGGATACTGGAAGAGTGGATGATGGATATTGATGCTGGTGATGCAGTTGAAGATTTCCCACGAGTCCCATTGATGAGGTTCATCATTGGTATGCTTAGAGAATTGCTACCAGCATGGCGTAAGTCATTGGAATACGACTTGCGAGTTGAACAAGTTGGTAGTGAAGCAGCGTTCTTGGAATTGATGAAAGAGCAATTTGGATTAGTAATGGAAGGAAGTGAAGAAGAATGATAACGGATTTAGAATATATCTTAAATGAAGAAGGACAGTTCAATGAGGGAATCCATGTGAGTCCCGATTGGATTAGTAAAAGCGAAAGGAATGATGGTAAAGAGTGGGTTCTATACACAGTTGAAGGTGCAAGGAAACGCTTGAATCAGATAAAGCGAATGAAAGGCAGAAAGCGTCTGAGTATATTGCTCGGCTTTGGCGACCACCTCAGCGATTGGACTGAGGTTGGTTGGACTCAGTTGTTTGATATGATTAGACATCGTGATTCACGGTTTAGAAACTGTACATACAATCAGTTGTTTTACATCAAACTATGTGATAGGAATGTTAGTGTTTCAGTATGGCCATGCTATGTTCGCAATGACAATGAAACTAAGGATAACGATTGGGGCAAAGCCGAGTCGTTAGACATGCCTGACCTATTTGCGGAGGTGGTTTGAATGGCAACGATACTGACAACAGATGGAGAGATGATTGACATTGGTCATAACCCATTGTTAGATGTGATGCAAAAGGCAGTGAAAGGATACATTGAGTATGTTCCATTGCCAGAGGAAGTCCAAGCAACTACAGGTTTTTCATATCTGTATTGTAATGAAGAAGGCAAACTCATGGGATTGCCACCGAATGTGTTAGCAACGCTACTAGCGTTTGGCGATACACCCCATGACATCATCGTAGGAGATGTAGTCCTATGCAAAGAAAACGAGGAGGAAGAAGAATGACGGACATAAGTTGGGTAAGTAATGAACGAAAGGCACAGGTGCTTGAGAAGATTGTGGCGTATCTGGATAAGATGCAATACATCAGTGAGCATAACGAAGATGAATTGGATACGATACTGTGGATGCTGGAGAATCCAGATGCAGATATCTATGATTCACCAATCATCATCAGACCTGAGGAGGGAGTACAATGACAAAGCCAAAAGGGACTGTAAATTACATTGAAGCGACATACGAATGCACAGTTTACTGGGATGACATCTGTGAAAGAGTTGAGTATCTTCATGGTTTTGTTTTGACCATTGATATGATTAAGGAAATCTATGCCAAGTATGCTGAGATAGTAATTGAATTGCATGAACCGCAAGGTGAAGAAGAATTGACCAGCATTAGTTTGGGTCAAGGACACTTCCCAGAAACCGATTACAAGTGGCCACTAAGATTCTATGTGGCTGATGACCGATACAATGAGTTGTATCGTGGTAGTGGTGATGAATCAGATATGGCAGGTGAGGAAGAATGAAAGTGAAATACGATGATAGAGAAGTTGATGTCGTTCCATACGACTTTGACCAAGAGCGAGATGAAGCATACACACAGATGTGTGTGTGGCCAGCAACAGTTGTTGAACCTGATGAAGTGGATAAAGTACAGGAATGGTTTGGTGAAATGTTTGAATTGGAACATCCAATTCACATTGTAGGTTGTGTGCTGACCAAACCAGATTGGAATAATGGAAAGGCCGTTAAAGACACTGGTGGAAGGTGCGACTTCTTCTTCTTTGTGCATGGCGCTGACATTGGCAAGTTCGCAGTACCACGATTACAGTTCGGTATCAGATGGTGGGAAGATGTAGTGGGCAATAAAAGCCACAACATTTACCCATCTAAGTTCTTGAAACAAGCAAGGGAGGAATACTCATGGTGAAGGATTACAGAGGAGAGATGGATATTGGAAGAGAAGTACGACACTTTAGTGATATGCCACCGCACAAGTACACAAGTGATGAAGTCATTGTAGTCTATGGTGATTCTCGTGGCAACACAGTCAATGAAGATGCCTTTGATGGATTCTTACATTGGGTATGGAATGAACTCAATGCTGAGAAAGTTAAACAAGAACAACCGTTGTTTAGACACAAGGTAATCTTGATTCAAAGCATTCCAAATGCTGATAGCGACATACAGTATATGTCTAACGAAGTAGTAGTCACTGATGACATGCCAAAGGAACTCAGAGATGAGTATGGTCTTGAAGTCGGTGATGAATACTCCATGATTGTCATGGGAGTATATACAGCACTAAGAAGCAGAAATCCCACACACACACGAAAATCTTTCAGTGCTGGAGATGACATGTGGGATGAATTGGGGGATTTGCTTTGATGTTTATATGCATCTCAACCCCCACCAAAGGTGGTGAAAACCAATGAGCGAAAACGGAAACGAAAACGGAACGGTGAATAAAATGGAGAACGAAACAGAAGTACAAGATGCGATTGTTAAATTGATAACGAAAGTGGTTGAAGAACAGTGGGGACAATTTGTTGCCAGTGGCTTTGATGTGGAAACACATGTCAAGAATGCAATTGATAAAGTGGCAATGGAACTAAAGGATGAACAAGAATTGACTGGTGAAAAGGTGTTTGAAGCACTTGATGGCTATGTTGATTGGGATGACATTGTTAGCAATGTCATTGACGGTTCATATATTGAAGAAAACATTGACTGGTATGATGCTGCTTCACGAGTTGAAGATAACATTGACTGGAATGATAGAATACGAGATAACATTGACATCTATGACATAGCAAGTGAAGTGCGTGATGAGATTGATGTTAGCGACCAAATCCAAGAGTCTATTGTTGACTGGGTGAACAATGGTTGCAGTCAAGTTGATACTGTTGCAGAGCAATTGTATGACAGAGCAATGCGACGAAAGGGGAATGATACCGATGGTGATACAGTTGTCTTATCCCGTGATGAGTACAACCGCATTATGGAAGTCGTCAATTTCATCCGACCTGCTGTTGAAGCACCTGTGGCAAAGACCGCTACAGATATTGCCAATGAATTGGTTGCTGAAGTGGATGCACAAGAAGCAATGAACTTAGTCCAATCTGCTATCGTTGCCAAAGCAACGGCTGACGCACAAGCGTTAGTAGCAGCAGCAAACGGTGAGTCCAATGACGGACAATCTTCTGAGTGATGACCAGTACCATGCATTAGATTATGATGCTTGGCAGCGCCATGTCTATGCTACGGGCGACCAGCGATTCAATACGATTTGTTTGGCTTGCAGTACGGTTCGTGCCGTCAGTAATCCGCTACGCAGTAATACAGTGTGGTGGGTATGCGCTGATTGTAAGGAGGAAGAAGAATGAGTGAATGCAAACACAATTGGAAACTACAAGTTTCTCATGGTGAATGGTGCGGGTATGGAATAGACGCTGAACAATACACCGCCCTTTGGTATGAATGCCTCAAGTGTGGTGCTACCAAAGATTACGAAGGTGATGAACAATGAAGTGTGCTATCTGTGAATGTGAGATTGAAAAGAAGTACACACCTGAAGGTGTGATGTATTGGGACAAGGGCGAAAGTGGTTGGCCTATTGTTGATGGTCGTGTATGCGGTATCTGCAACCATGAGTTTGTCATACCTCGTCGTCTTGCTCTGATATACGAAGAAGATTTCATGGTTGATAAGTGGGGTGAAGAAGAATGAGTGATGAGATTAAACCTTGTGATAAATGCAATAAGATGGAATGCGAAAGAACTGAATACCCAGATGAACCTTGTGAATACATACCTAAGTGTGAGTTCTGTAAAGACAAAGAAGCAACCAAATGGTTGTATCACGAAGATGCTCACCATATATGCAAGGTGTGTTATGATGAGTGGCATAAGCAACCAACGGGGTGGTGGTGATGAACATATTTGTACTTGACAATGACCCTGTAGTAGCAGCGTCATACATGGACTGTCAGCGTGTGCCGAAGATGGTCGTGGAGTCTGTACAAATGATGGCATGTGCCGTCATTCGTCATGGTGCTACACCTGACCAGATGCCATTGACATCAAAGGGAACTCCGCACAAAGGTGGCTACCACCACCATCCCTGCAGTCGGTGGGCGGGTGATAACCGTGCCAACTACCTATGGCTGACTAAACATGCAATAGCACTATGCAACGAATACAACAAACGGTTCGGCAAACAACATGCATGCTACAAAGCCATAGTCCAACTGGGTCTTATGCGGAACATGATACCTGATGGTTGCATGACTCCGTTTGCATTAGCAATGCCTGACGAGTTCAAATCTGATGATGCGGTGCAATCGTACCGAGACTATTATCAAAGCAAAGACAATGTTCACTACCGCCATAGTGAGCAACCCGCATGGTGGGGATTACCAAACCTGTGGGCTTTGGCGTGATGCTTTATATGCATCTCAAATGCCACCATGATTGGTGGCCAAAGGCGACAAAAACAAAAGGTGATTACAAATGGGATTACGAAGAATAATGAAGAGAGAAGAAAGCCATGACAAGATGGCAACGGCAAAATACGGATACAATGACGAAGGTCGTTGGGTTGTCCAGAACGAAGATGAAGTCAAGATACCTGCTGATAAGCGGTGTCTTGGTGTGCGAAGTGGCAGACGAGGTTGGGGCAATACCCAATGCTCAAACAAAGCAACGCAAAAGAATCAAGGGATTCTATGTAAGAAGTGTATGGATGATGCTCAAGAGAGTGTGCATTCAATTGTGAGCAAAAGCATTGATGCAATCTTAGAGATTGACCCACATGCTGATGCTAATGAAGTTGAAGCGTGGATTAAAGACCCTGACCAACAATTCAGAGAATGGAAAGACACTCCATTGGATATATACTTTGGATATGGATACAATACTGAAACAGGCAAGTTTTGTTTGAACCATGATTTGATTGAATACAATCAATACATTACACCGACATTCATTACAGACCGTGTTGAGGCAAGACAGGAAGAATACACAGGACAGATGTCAGGTTGGTTTGATGTCCCATCACCAATCATAGTTCAAAACAACGGTGAGTGTCATGGTCGGTATGGAGATATGCAAGAACCCGAAGTATCTAAGCGTAGGATTGAATCTAACTTGTTATTCATTAGTGGTGAAAAGACACCAGTGGGTGTTTGGAATTACAATGGCAAAACGGTTCAGTTGTATCTCAACTACAAACATGCAACTCATGTACAAGTCGTTGATGGTGATGTTCAATGGTTCATCAAGAAAGATGGTGAGTATGAATTATTCCCATCTGCTACTGACATCAAAGAGCATGACAAGCAACAGCGACATAACAAATCAAACTACGGTGCAATAGTATTGAAGAAAGCCAACAACTTGGTTCAGTTGATATACGCTTATGCTGATGGCAATGATGAATTGTTGTCCCGTCTTAACAGACAAATGTCTGTTGTTGAAGAATGCCTTGAGTGGCAAGAGCAACGCAGGGCTACCAATCAACAGATGAATCAAGCATGGCTTGACGCTGAAACTCCACCATCCAAAGAACTACCAGATATATTGGGGTGAACTGGAGATGGAAATACAATCAGTGATACACACCAACGGCACAATCTATTCAACCATATGGAAAAACGGTGAGATGCATACAGACACTAAGGAGTTGAACAAACACTCTATCAACTTAGCGAACAATGAACACCGCACCCTCATTGATTACGATGAAGGGTTCTGTGGTCTGCGACTCACATGGGAGTATAACTGTGAACCATTTGGCCTTGAACCGAGCGAGGATGAATGGAGAGTTAGTTGGACTTTAGTTGAAGATGAATGGCAAGATATACCTGACAAGGCATATACATTCATGGATAAACAATTGGAGGGAAAAGAATGACACTAGAATGTGAACAAGCAAAGCAAATGGAATGGACTCAAGGTGCTGGTAAAGTACTGAAAGCATTAGGCGAAGCGCTGATGAAACAGGAATACAATGATGCCGACAAGTCCACAGAAACCAGAACAGACCCACGCATCATGGTGGTGGATTTGCACACTGGTTCAACGATTACACTCAAGACAACACCACATAGTGGTGGTAAGACAGACGGTTCAGGATATGTTCGCTATCCAGATTACGAGCAATCCAATCCGAACCGTGTCCCACCGACACTACAGGTATCTGTGCTATTGAATAAGATGGCAGGTATGCTGGGTGGTCGGTTAGCAGAATCGGCTCTCAAAGAGATAGCCGAAGCAATGGAAGAAGCAAACAAACTGCGTCTTTCAAATGACAAAGAAACATACAAGCACTGGTTGGCTGAGCATTCAGCATACCCAGAGCAATTGAAGAGTGCGCTTGAAAGAATCCGTAGCATGACGGTCAAGCCACAGAAGGGAGATACCCTAATTGAAATGCAAGCGATTCCACACATGGTTGCTACGGCATCTGTTTCAGAGATTGAGGCAATTGTAGCACCATTCGTGATGGAGATTTTGGAGGAATACCAATGATAGGAACAGAAGAAGTAATGGAAAACATAGCAATGATTGTGAACGAACACAGCGAAGCGCTGACTGAAAGAATTATCAGCGCGATGAATGTGGGTGCATTTGATACTGATGCATCTATGACACTTGATGTGTCAGAAGAAGAGTAATTGTGGTGATTGACAATGACATATGAATACAATGCTCGGACTCCCGATGCAAGGTATCTATGGAGTCTAACGCCATCAGAAGTTGATGATGATGGCTACTACGATTTCGGTGGTGTAGTTCAACCGATACTAGGTGTTGAGTTAAGGCCACCGCCCCCCGATGATGATGAAATGTATCCAGTAATATCTCAGCGATTGGCAATAGAAGTATTCAAATCCTGCCCTTCGTGTGGTGTGGCTGTTGGGAATACCCGCCCCCTCTTTGCGTGTGGTAAATGGAGTGTCTATCCATGTACCGAATGCAAGTGGGTTTGGGTTGAACAACTTGACACACTGGAGAAGATGGCGTGAGAGAAGATACGGATTGGCAACCAACAGAAGCAGAGATAGCGTGGACTAAAGACGCGCTGGAACAGATAGCAGAAGGAGGCACCTGGGCACCTCATGGATTAGAATATGAGCGAACAGGTGCCTCCTCACTTAGATTAGTTAGCATGGTTCACCATGCTGGCACAGTTGAAGCACATGCGAGAATATGCAAAGTGCTTGAACATCTTAAGTGGGACATTGATGATGATAGTGTGGAACGGATTTCCCACGATGTCCCCCCCGAACTACAGGCACAAGCCCAACAAGCAGAACTAGAACGCATACAGGCGATAGTATCTGGTTGGCTATGTCCCAATGAAGAATGTGGGAAGCCACTTGTTGATATGCCACTTGAAGAAGTGGTGTGGGCTAACGAAGGACTACAGGCATATATCAACCCAGAAACGGGTGAAGAAGGTGAGGCAACGCGCTGGATGGCGCACATCACATGCGACGATTGTAGTCAGAACATTCCTATGAATCCCCTTGATTACGGATATATCGCAGGGGAAGATTTGTTTTACACATGGAGATTCAATGAGTTATCAGCACTGCGTGTGCTAACAAGAGAACAAACCGTTGATTTAATTGACAATGGTGGAGAAGGCATAGCACTTGGTTCTCAGTTTAATGAACAAGAAGTCCCCCCGCACATGCAGGGAACATACTGTAAGTTAGTATCAATAGATGAATTAACACTCGGTGAAGAGGAATGAGAATCGTTAGACCACTCATCATTTATTGCGTGTGTGGTCTAGTAGGAGCATTAACTTTCTTAGGATACCAGAAAGAAGGAAAAGATGTCTGTTCATTCAAATGTGGGTGCGATAATCCTACTGTTAATTGGGACAATCCGTATGTGAATTGTTGAACGGCCTTTATATGCATCTCCAATCCCACCTTTGGTGGAGAACGATAATATGGTATCCGAAGAAAACGAATATAATGAAAATAGAATGGTGATTATTGGAACGATTGAAGAATCCAATGACAAACAAACAAAGGTGCAATACGAGGCAATCAGCGGTAGCAGAACCGTCTGGATTCCCCGAGATGCATTGGTATCAAAGGCAAAGACCCACGATGGATTGACGGCTTTTCTCGTACAGTCCGCAGAACTGACACATGGATTATACAATCCAGTTGACCAGTTTGATGGGATTAAAGCACCTGTGATTACCGAACCAGAACACATTGAGTTGGCTGGTGCTTTGGAAGATGGCGTGGCTTCTGCCAACATCAAGTTCCTTGTCAAGGAACAGAAATCAAACAACACACCAGATTTATTTTCATTGAGCAATAACGATGAAAAGAACGAACCCACCAATCAAGAGATTGATGACTTTGATGACTCAGTCATGCCAACAAGCACTGAAGGGTCTATTGATGTCGGAACGATGATGACTGGTGGTAATGATGCAGTATGGGGCGGTGCTTTGACCAATGGTGGTCGTGATGACCTAGTGGCACATGATTGGAGATTCACTCCGACTATGAAACCATTGTTCACGGCACATCAAGAGTCCGAGAACATGGCTCCTACATTTGCACCATTAGCAGATAAGAAAGGTGAACCGATTGCATTCGGTGTATTCAATCCTACATACGCTAGTGAAGCAAGACCTGAAGGTGCGTTGTTGGCAACCGTTGGGAAAGATTACTTCCCATTGGCTTATCCAATTGCGTATGACCCAGTTCTTGACTTAGCAGCACAGAATGGTTGGAAGGCACAAGTGCATGCTTACAACGAAGGTGGCAAAGCCCGTTTGGATTGTGATGTATCACAAGCAACACAGTCAAAGAAACTCGCTGCTCAGCGATTGAAAGATGGTGGCCACTCATGGTTGAGTACCAATCTGATGGATAAAACGGCAAGGTCGCTTGACGGTCTATACCGATATGGATTCAGCATTAACAATTCCCTTGACGGGACTCGTGCTTTGTCTGTTCAAGCGGTTGCTATGAGAACATACTGTACGAACCTTGCGGTGATGGGTAGTTCTCAAACGATTGCATCTATCAGACACAAGAAGGGTGCAATGAAAGACCAGAACTGGGATTTGTTTGCCAGCAAGATTAACGATGTAATCGTTGATGCACAGCGTCAATTGGTTGAGATGGAGTTCATGCAACACATTCCAGTTGATACTCAACTGTTTGAGCGATTGATTACCCTTTGTGAAACAAAGGGGTTGATTGGTTGGCCTAACAAGAAGCCAGATATCAAGAACAACAAGGTTGTTGGTGAAAAATTGACAGGTGGCCACATGTGGAGATTGGCTATGGATGGCTGGACTAAGCCACAGAATGAATGGGTCAATGTCAGCGACGAGCAAAGTGGAACACTTTACCATGCTTACAATGTCTTGAATGGTGCTATCACACACAAGCCAACTTGGACTGATGGGAAGCAAACACTCAAGGGTCGCACCGTTGGATTTGAAACACTCAATCGCAGATTGAGTACGGTTCACGATGTAATGACTGGTGTCCTACACCAAACGGTCAGCGATTACAGAGCAGATGCTGGCGTGGATAGAATCGGTATCACCGATTTGAGCGACATGAAGGCATATGTCAATGAGGAAGGACTATCCAAATTGAATGACATTCCAATGGCAAGTGAGGTATTGAACCTTTGAGATTTGATATAATCTTGACTGAGGATACACGGGAGGAATAGAAATGACAACGAAAGGGCGACGAAGAGTAGCAATAGCGAGAGCAATGGATTTAGTTCGGTTGGTGTGCCGAGTACAAGGTGGCCACCATCAGGATTATAGGAATGAATTAGGGTTCACCAAAGGTGAGTTCCAAACAGCGCTGAGGTATGCCATTGAAGATGGCATGGTCAGACAGACAGGCCGAAGGCGTGGTGCGAGATTATACCCCACAGACAAAGCATCACTTAGGATGACTGAGAGGCCGAAGGATGCAATTGAAGCCAGCCGTAGTGCTATGGTGGAATTGAACAGGTTTAGCGACAAACCTTGTTCATACTGTAATGTAGCAGATGTGGACCCGCTTATGGTCAGAGCCAATGAAAATGGTGATTTTGACTTTGAAGATGAGTTCAACAGAAACAGTGCTATTCGGCAATCGTTCCATCTGTGTCAGCGTTGCTTTGAACATAGGATGCCAACACATGCTAAGTTCTATCAAGATAATGAGTGGATGGATAAGTACCCACAATGGGAAGCACAGTTAGACATGGGTCATCAACAAGTATTCAGATTCGTCAAGTGGTGTTATTCACCAGACATTGAAGGAAAGACATCATTGTTTGCCCGTGTAGTTCCGCTTGACAATGAAGGTGAAGAGTATGGCGCTCCTGAGGTTCACATCAATTTCACATTCTTCAAGGATGATGGAAGGGCAACCTTTGGTCGTGGATACAGATACATGCACAGACTCTTCTCACACCCAAACCAGTTATGGGGAAGGAAGATTGTCGTTTCTAGAGAACGCCACAAAGTCCGACGAAGTGGTGGTGCGGGTTGGTTCTGGAGTTGGACTCCATACCCTCGCATCCCACTTCACATCAAGAGAACGATGGAGTTGGATGACGAAACATACACTAACGAGTATGATGATGGTTATGCTGGTATCCCAGAGGATAGCACACTTCCACAACATCATATCCATAGCGTAGTCGCTGAAGGCGATTTCACAGTCATCAAAATCCGTAAAGGATTTGACACATACAAACAAAGATTCCGTGATTTACATGATGCAGTACTAGCATTCCTTGCTGGTGAACTGTCATTAGTTGAATTGGAAGATAAAATGCAGGAGGAATAAGCATGGCAAACAGAAAGAGAAACAGAAACAAAAGCAAGAAGCAAGAGAACAAAGGGATTTTTGACCCAGTGGACTTAACAAAGCAACGCCCCAAAGCAATGGAAAGGGCGAACAGTTTGTTTAAGTTCATTCAACAGAATCCGAACTGTGTGCGAGGGGACATCATCAAGGTTGTCCGTTGGGCTAACAAAGATAACATCAGACAACCACTACGCATATTGGTCACTCAAGAGCGTATATCGGTGAACACCAAAGACCACCCATACACATTCAGTGCAAGGTATCTGCAAGGTGTAGCATGGTCGCAACATCTTGAGGATAACGGAAGGATTCAATCACGCAAGTGTCAAGGTATCAAGAAAGATGGAACGGCATGCCGTGTCCCTTCACTATACATTGGTGAAGATGGATACTGTAAGTTCCATCGTGGTCAGAAGTTCTTGAAGGAAGAATCAACTGAATCTCCATACGAGCATGCTGAGATACCAGCACCACCGTTCAAACCATATCCATATGAGCCAAAGGACTTCCCGAAGCGTGAGCCGAAGGATTACTACCCACCAATGCCTAAGTTGCCAGCAATGACAAATGACTTGAGGCCAAAGACAACGCATGTAGGTGATGCTAACGGTGTGAAAACCATTGTCATTCATCCTGATGAAACGGTTGTCGTGAAGGTCAAAGCGGTTGAGCAAGACGATGAATACAAGTTATTGATTCTCGGATTCCTTGCTGGTGAGAAAACGATTTCCGATTTGAAGAAGGCGGTGATGGAATGAAGGTTGAGAATATGGTTGAACCGAGAAACTTGATGATGCTTGACTTCATTACGAAGATGGCACAATGCCACAGGAGGTTGTATGCCAAATCTGACCAAGTGCCATTCTATGCTGGGACATACAAGATGTTCAAAGAAGATGAATCGTACAGGAATGAGTTGTGTATGAGCATATGCAAAGAGATATCTGAAGAGGTTGGTGAGGTAGCAGACGGATTCAACATGGATGAAAAGCAAGTGGCCATTGAATTGGGATATTACTTCCGCCATGATTGTCCCTTTGATACTGCTAATCAAAAGACACAGTACAATGCACTATGCTTAGGAACATTTGAAGATTGGTTCGCTGAGATGTGTGTATCTAGGTTAGGCCATTACTTGAAGGATGCAAACTGGAAGAACGCACCTGAAAAGATATACGAGAATTACTTTGAAGATGGGCTTCCATCACTACGAAGTATCATTAGTATTGGTGAACAGTTGATGCCTTTCATGGGTGCAGATTTGTTTCACATTCTCGGTGTAGGTAAAGAAGCAGTTGCCGAACACATAGAAAAAGACGACACGATTACCAATGCAGATTGGTATTGGGAAGGTGTTGTCAAAGATATGTTTGAAGAGATAGCAACGCACGGCACAACTAACTTTGATGAGACTGATGGTGTTTCTAAGACAGATGCACATGAGTACTATGATGAATGGATGTGGGACATCATAGCATCACGATTTGGTTGGGGTAGTTTGTCATGGGAGGACTTAGGAAACTGGGGATGCAATGAAGTTTCATTCCAAGCAATTCTTGAGCGTGTGGTCATATACAGAGCAGGACAATTCATCAAACAAGATTACTTCCCAAGCGAAGAAGCAGTTGAAGATTGGCGGAGGGATAACCAATGAGGCCAAAGAGTATCAAAGAAGCCGAGTGGTATGTGTTGAACTATCTTATCACGGGTGAAGGTGCTAATCTCACAGACCTTGCAGATGACTTAGGTGTTGGTGATGACAAGGTTGTTGAAAAGCGATTCAAGACGGCATGTGCTAACATTCACAAGGTATTGACATCTATGATTTCAAAGCGACCAGAACCACAGGTGGTTGAATGAGTCGTGGAGTTAAACCGAAGGTGCTACATGTGGGAAGCAATACTGACCACACTAAGTACAAGTGTGGCGCTCCCCGTGTGCATTGGAATGACCGATACATGACAGATGAGTTCGCACAAAGTCTGCCACGATGTTTAGATTGTGGCCTATATGATTTAGGAACACCACAGAATGTGGTGGTAAAAGAAGTCGCCCCGTTGCCTGATTTGTTTGGTGGAACACCAATCATTGATGATGACGAAATTAAATCCAGTCTTGAGTGGTGGGCGCAATGACCATCAAGACAGGTAAAGAAACAGGAGAGGAAAAAGAAATGGAAACAGAAGCAGTATGCAAATGCGATGGAAAATGTGATGGTGGCACTGGCTGGAAATGGAAGTCAGCCGATTTGGGCAACAGGATTGCTGGCCACAAAGCAGGAAGATATTGGGCTGAAGTATGCCCCGATTGGGAAGGTGATGAATTACCACCAAACCCGCCAGGTATATCTGACATGACTAGATACATGAAAGGTGGCATCGGCCACAAAGGAAGCAAGCAGGTGATTGACTATGGGAACTAGAAGCACAACTACGATTTGGGATGGCGACCAGAAATTGCTATCATTTTACAGACAGTTTGATGGATACCCAAGAGGTCATGGCCAAGCACTGGCTGACTTTTTGGCACGATTTGACATCACGAATGGAATTAGATTCCCAGATAACCGTGAAGATAAAACTAGACCGAGAGCCAACGGACCTCAGTGTTTAGCAGCACAAGTTCTAGTGCATTTCAAAACGGGCATTGAGAATTGGATATTCCATTCAGATGGAACTCGTACACTACAACAAGGCGACCATGTTGGTGGTATCTATGTGATACCACACGAACAAGCAGGTGGCCATGCATTTCACTATGATGTCATCATCAACATTGATGGTGATGGTTCAGGATTTGACCATGCATATTCAATTGAGATACAAACCGACTACGGTTGGGTTGGGAAGCCAGAGGACTTTGATGGCTGGGAACATGAGGAGATGATGAAAGATGAGTAAGCCA